GTAAAGGTTGGAACAGTTCCACCAGGCCACTTAACACCTGTAAATGTGGCAATAGTCATGCCGGTAGCGGCTTGAGTAAGATGCAAGATAAATGATTTGCCAGACGTAGCCGTGGGCATCGTAAAGGTACAGGGCGTACTGGCAGTAAGCACAGCCGTTTGAACCGTACCATTGGTAAGCGACAAGGTACTAGATGCGCCTACCGTACCAACAGCAACCACAGATTCAACGTAATCGGTAACGGTTATATTGGTCGTTGTCAGGTTACCAAGGGTGCTAGTCGTATTGCCAAGATAGACAGCCGTATTGCCTAGCGTAATCGCTGTGGCAAAATTTGCGTCTAGTTGCGACAGCGGTATGGCGCTAGTTGCCGTTGCAAATGTATTTGGAACCGCCATGTTAGAACCTCGCTCTCAATTCATGCTCAAATTCAAATCCGTGTACGATCATGCCAGGAACGGTTGCGGTAACCGTCTGGCCTAGATACTTGCCCCATTGTTCTGCATCTGTCTTGTAAAGAACATACCCAACTTGTGACCAAGTTATTGTCGTAACCGAACTGTTAGTCCATCCAATCGTATTGCCAAGGTAATTCGTCCAACCCACTACGTTGGTTAAAGAATATACCGGAGTGCTGCCCACTTCACTATCGACAGTAACCGACAAGGTTCCAGCCGTAGACAGCGTAGCCTCAATCCCAACTTTCAATGCTTGCTTATCCCGAATAGGATCAGTCATGGGCATTAACGCTGTTACTATCGTGCTATTTACACTAGCCGTTGTATTGCCATACAGTTTATACAATGCGTTAGATTCCGTACCATAAAGCGTAATTAACCCGCCCACAGGAACAGAAGTAACAAAGTTTAAGTTATCGCCCTGGCTGGTAAAGAACCACTTTTTCTCAAAGAAAACGGCCTGAACAAATCTGGCAGATCCACGGTACGTTTGTTTGAAGTTAAAAGCCGCGCAGAGGATATTGTTTAGCAGCACCTGACCGGCGGTAATCGGGTAGGTGAAATCAATGAAGGGGAATACCCCATCCAGAGAGTCTGAGAGTTTGCTGGTAGTCGAGCCGACCAGAGCATAAACGCCATAATCATTGAGAAATAAAACTGAACGGAAATAAGGAAATATTGCTAGTGGGCGCTTACTACCAACGGATGCGCTTACGTTAGTGTTGGTAAAGAGCGTAGATCCAGCCGTAGTTACGCGAACGTCCGAAAAGACGTTAATGCTGTCATCGCCAAAAACGTACAGGAAATTATTTGCAGACAGTATTTGCTGGATGTTTCCATGCAAGGTAGAGTCTGTAAGGTTAATAGTTCCCGCAGATACGCTGGTAAAATCGTTATAGGATGCAGCCGCGCTGTAGGCAACACTACGTCCAAAAGAAATCCAAACCCTGCCTGAAAACGATGCAATACCGTTATTGGCGTTGCTATTTATTATGGCTTTTGCCGTGGCATTTGCCCCTGCACCGCCGGTAATAGTCACGGTGATATTGGCGCTGTTGGTATAGCCAGAGCCAGGGTTGGTCATGATAATGGTGTTGACTTGATTCCCTGAAATGATTGCCGTAGCCGCAGCATTAGCACCACCGCCGCCAGAAATGGTTACTACGGTATTTGCCGCATTGGTATAGCCTGATCCTGGGTTCGTTATTAAACAAGAAACCGTACCCGTAGCAAATGTAATCAAACCGCCTACAAGGTTAGCGTTAGAACCGCCGCCACCAGACACCGTAACGGTTGGCGCGGAGTTATATCCTGTTCCAGCCTCAGTAATTGTGATGGAATTGATTGCACCGGACGATACGGTGACTTCAGCTTGCGCTTGGACTCCGTGTGTATCGTTAGGTGCGCTGATCGTGACCGTAGGCGCAGAGGTGTAGCCCGTACCGGCATTAACCGCTGCAATTGGGCCTACTGATCCTACAAACACGGTATTGTTGCCATCCCAAGTAAAATAGCCTTTGGACGGATCAATAATTAGCATCCGTTCATCTTTCCATTGGCTTATCTGTACGCCAGAGGCCGAGAACGTGCTGGTAACTGCTACGTTACCCTTGGTAAGCGTATCTAAATCAAAATACTCAGCCCTACCGTCTGCTTCAAATGCAAGAACGTAGTCTTTGTTATTGATATTAGCATTACTGAGGTATGAAACCGTATTAGCAAAAGTAACCGCAGCATTGCCAGAATTTAAAACAACGGATCTGCTGTTTGTTACTTTAAGGTTTGCATACCCTACCGGCTGTACATTTTCTAGCCATGCAAACTCATCTTCACCAATAGCGGTACGGTTCGCTTTGGTATTAACACCCTTGAACTGTTTGATTACTTGATAAGACTTCTTTTGTTCAGCAGCAGCCATATCAGTACGGAGAACTATAGGGTGAAGGCATCCTTCTTGTGTAAGTTGTTGCTAATACTGATTGAGCCTGTCTTGTATATTCTTGTTTGAATATCTCGGCTTCCCCATAAGATTGCTCTTTAAACTTGGCTTTGTAGCAAGCGTAGAAAGCTACGGGCGCAGTCCAGGGGTCAGGTATCTCATCAACTTGGGCATCAGTAACAAGAGGAGTGGGAAGAATGACCGTATCCAGTTCCATTGCATAAATCTGGTCTGGTACGGGAGAAATGTAAAAACTAGTCGGCCCATACATAGAAAACGCTATGGGTCTACCAATGTAGTTCTGCCAGAACCTGAGTTCAGCATTGAACTGCGTCCAAGGCATATAGCGCAAAGGTATGCGCGAATTACCCCAGATGATGTTGATATTAAGAATGTCCATCGTGAACGCCGCATTAGGCAGCGAAGCAAACGTATAGACTTCTTGATTTGTAACGGTAGCGGAGGTCTGATAAGTTCTCAGACAGCCGGTGTCGCGCACCAGTCGTTGACGCGCTTGATTAATGTAATCCGTTAATTCAGGATTTGAATAGAAATTTGCATTGGCATCGTGCAAAAGCCTACGACATTCTGTGATGTATCCAGAAAGAGTTTGTGACATTTATATCCCAAATCATGCTGGCATAGCAGAGAAATTTCCCCCACCCTTTTTATGGGGAAGGGGTACTCTTTCTACCACGGGGGATAACGCGTGATTCCTTTGCGGCAACTCCTCGGTAATCTCAAAACTCTCAAGAACTTTCAAACCTTCCGGTATGTCATTCGTCGTTTTGATAAACCCAAGACTAGCCATGTGAGGTTCTTTATTAACCTCACCATACCCAAATATGTGACGCGCAATCGCAACCGAAATCTCAACTGGTTTATTGATCGGAAACACCAATTCCTTACAGGCGTAATCCGTAATCAGTTCGTTCTTCGATTTGTTTGTCACATATACGGTTGTCATAGTTATAGACTTATTACATCGCCAAATACGGTTATATCGCAAGTGCCATTGGTTACGGCAGTATTTACCTTCACAAACAAGGCTGCGGCTGTATAAGTACCAGTAACAGTACCGGCAACTAGGCCAAGGTCTTGATAGGTAGAAGTGCTTGTAACATTAGCCAACACAACATTGTTAGACACGGCATTTGTCGCGTTACCATCACTACTGGTAATAATCGTGATATTTGCCGTGTTTATTGTTGCATTTGCGTTTGCTACCGTAATCTGGCGAATGATGTATTGCGTACCACCCAAAATCGGAATGGTAGCAACCGCATTACCCGTAGCAGTAACCGATACGCCAATAGCTTCGCCAATGGCATACCGACTAAACTTATCGGGGTAATTTGCTCCTACATGATTCGCAATCATACGGTTTCCTTAGGAGTTATACGTTCCAGAAACGGACGCACCACCATTGACGGTAATCATGGTGACGTTTGCGTTTGCAGAAGCGGCAACCACGTTGACGTTTACGCCATCCGAAATAACTACCCCGCCGGTGTTGTTAGCCATAAGGGTGCTAAATGAGGTTCCGTTATTGGCAGTAACAGTTATGTTAGCCGTAGGGAACATCAGATAAACACCAGCAGGAATAACCGTACCTGGCGTGGTAACGGCAGCAACCGTAGTAGTTTGAAAGTAAGCTCCAGCAGTATTAGTACCTGCGCCTGAAATGTTGATTTTATTTAGTGCGAGTGCCATGACTATTTCTCCTTAGATGGACAGCGAGTTATAGCCCGTCACCTTGGTCATGGCTTTGGGTTTGGTGTTCACCAATTCGGCAATCATCAAAACCGCGCCAACATAACCAATTTGCCAGTTCGGGA